GAAGAGTTTGAAGAAATAGAAATTATTATTGAAGAAGATATAGACTTAATAGATGTATTAATAGCTAATGATATATTCCCTCCAGACCCAGAGGATGTAGTAGAAGACTTAAAGGAGGTCCAAGATGAACTCATTGAAGATACGATTAATATCGAGGAAGAGATATTTGAAGATGAAGTTGAAATTTATAAAGATGAAGAACAAGTTGAAGAGACTGTACTTGAAATACTTGATATATTCGATACAGAAGATGGTAAAGAAGAATTATCTGAAGAAGTAATTGAAGAAGAAGTTGCTGAACTAGAAGAAATTATTGATATACCTGTAGTTGAAGAAGATTTATCTGAAGAAGAAGTTGTTGAAGTTATTGAAGAATATGTTGAAGAACTTGAAACAGAAGAAGTTGTTGAAGTCTTAGAAGAAGTTAATGATATTGGTGTACAGAATCTATCCGAAGCCACAGAGGAAACACAGGCGGTAGTACAGGCTGTAGTTGAGGAAGCTATTGAAGAGATAGAAGAACTTACTGAAGAACAAGTTGAAGTTGTTGCTGAAGTATTACAAGTAGAAGCTGAGGATGTTGAAATTATTGCTGAAGCTGTTAAAGAAGATGAATCAGTTGCTACTGCTGTTGAAGAATATGTTGAGAGAGCTGTAGAGAATAAGGATGTAGAGAACTATACCCTTGCTGATGTTGTTACTGAGGTACAGTTTGAAGAGTTTATAGAAAATCCTATAGAAAGTTTAACTGATATAAATATACAAGAAATAAGTATAAGTGATATAGGTTCTGATATGACTAATGACCAAAAGGAAAAAGCTCAAGAAGTTGTAGTGCCAGTTATTTTGACTAGAATAGCTAGTATGGCAGCATTTATAATGAGGAAATCATAATGTTTAAAAAAATATGGAATTGGTTTATAGAAATAATTAAAGAAACTTTAAATCTTTCCTGGACGTTAGTTGGTTTAGTAATAGCCACTTTAACTTTGACAGGAAGTGCGCAGCAAATTACTGGACTCGCAACGTTAATTACCTTAGTTATATGGTTATTAACCATAGGATTTAGAAAAGGTAAGGATGAAGTCAAAAAATCAGCAAGTAGATAGTCAGTGTGTGTCATATAAAAATGAAAAAGGTACAAATGTTACAATTTGTAACTGCAAGTACCCTAAAAGGTAGGAGAAAAATATGAAATTACAGGTTGTAAGGACACAATTTGGCAAAGATGCCACAAACGGTATGCTTTTCGTTGATGGACTTTTTGAGTGCTACACTCTCGAAGACCAATATCAAGCAGTTAAAGTTATGCACGAAACATGTATTCCTGAAGGAACTTATGATATAACACTAAGAACTGTCGGAGGATTTAATGACCGCTATAAGAAGAAGTATCCAGATATGCACCGTGGTATGTTGTGGATAAAAGATGTTCCAGGATTTGAGTATATCTTAATTCATCAAGGGAATACTGACGAACATACCTCTGGTTGTCTCATAATTGGAGACACACAACAGGATTTAGACGTATCTTTCAATGGGATGGTCGGAAGCTCCGCAAATGCGTATAAAAAACTCTATCCGAAGGTGGCAAAACAGCTACTTATGGGCAATAAAGTGACCATAGAATATAGCAAAGTACAACTAGATAAGCAAGAACCATCTGATGTTTATGAAAAGTTAAGTGAACTAAGTGGAGAAATCCAAATACTAACTGCTAAACTTGATGGTAAGAATATAATATAATGTTTGAAAAATTCAAAAGAACAAGAGACTCTGAGGGAAAGTTTAAGAAGGACTTGTGGTGGACTCCTTGGAACGAAGCATGGAGTTATAAAATGAGTGAAGACTTGAAAGATATGATTGAGCGAACAGCTTGGACATTCATTGAAGCCTTTATCGGTGCTTTAACTGTTGCTCCATTGGTTGGTGTAGACGCTGAAGTAATTCAGTTGGCTGCGTTAGCTGGTGGTGGAGCTGCATTAGCAGTAGTTAAAACATACGCTAAGAAACAAATTTCTAAATAAACATATAGTCTTTCAATAACTGTATAATTGTATTAACAGGATTGGAGAATGTATCGCAAAGAAAAACCCTATACCTGAAGAGTGGGGAAATAATTTCTATAAATCAGGTTGGAAACCAGGACTAGAAGTCAACGAACAAAGTGGGTTAGGAGAAATAACACACGTTGGAACAGACCCTAATTACAGGGAAAAGTTTGATGACATACTCTTACAATGGGGATTTGACCCTAAATTATACGAAATTGAAGGCTCAGTACGTGCATCTGCGTGGAATACACAACTAAAAGGTGGAGAAACTACTACTTTTTATGCATTTAAAGGGATTGTACGCAAAAAAGACCCAGGACATGACAAATATTTTAAAGAATTATTCAAAAAAGCCTCTAAAAAGCCTCCTATAACGAAGAAATATAGCGGTGGTGACACTGCTTTTATGTTTTTTATGGCTGATTGGCAGTTAGGTAAGCGAGATTTTGGAGTTGAGAATACTATTGCAAGGTATGACCAAGCATTACAGGACGCAGTTAATAGAATTAAAGATTTACGTAGGTTGAATGTAGCTATAGATGAAATCTACCTTGTTGGACTTGGTGATATTACAGAAAACTGTACATCTAGCTTCTACGCATCTCAGCCTTTCAATGTAGAGCTATCACTTATAGAACAATATGCTCTTGCACGTTCAATGATAATGAAAACAATAGATACTTTCCTTCCTCTTGCAGACAAAATAGTTCTTTGTGGAGTTCCAGGTAACCATGGCGAGATGTCAAGGGCAGGAAAAGGTGCAGTTTTTACAGACCGTCTTGATAATAGTGACATTATGCACCTACAAATATGTGAAGAGATAATGGCTGCGAATAAAGAGAGATATAAAGGGGTTAAGGTTGTAGTTCCTAATGATTATCACCAAGTTATAGAGGTTAAATCAATAACTTGTGCCTGGACTCACGGACATATGAGTTCTGGCAGTGGCAATGCAGAAAATAAGATAGAAAATTGGTGGAAAGGACAAATGTATGGTTTTCTTCCTGCGGCAGAGGCTAAAATTCTTGTAACAGGTCATTATCATCACTTTCGCTCTAAACAACAAGGCGACAGGACCTGGTTTCAATCTCCATCTTTAGATAAATCAATAGATTTTACAGCAAGAACAGGAATGTGGAGTCATCCAGGAGTATTAACGTTTACAATTAACAAAAAAGGTTGGGATAACCTCTGTATATTATGATTTAAATGTCATACCTGTTGCATTGGTAACAAAGTCCTGTTGTTCCATCTAAGACATCAGTTTGCTGACAGTTTTTGCAAGTTATTATGTCATCTTGAATAGTCATTTGATATTAGTTCCTATTAAGACACCTAACAATATAAGTATAAGATACTGCACTAATTCCATCATTCTTTTTCTACTATTACTTCTATTGGAATATGTGTGGGTTTTTCTACAACTTTATATTCTTGTAAAACATTATCATCATCAACAATAATTTTTATTCTTATCGTCATTATTCTTCTTCCTGCTCTTGTTTTTCTCTCAAATCATTCATCACTTGCATATTAAAATTGTAATCAGTTACAAATTGAACAACTAATTTATCTATTTTGTGTGTGCTATGATTGTTTAATTTAATTCCTGTCTGTGAAACTTCTTGTCCTCCACAGGCATTAGCTAAATTTATTGCCCATTTCTTTAATAGTTTTGGCTCTTTAAATATATTTTCTTCGCTTCTAGGCATTAGAAAGCTCCTTTCTTCATAAGTTCCTTTTCTTGTTTTGTTTTAAGAATCGCATAACATGTTTTTATTTTATAAATATGGTAATTTTCCTCTGTAACTTCCTTGTATTGTTCAATACAAAAATCATTACCGTCCATATCTGTTGCGTATGCTTTAGGATTGTCATTTTTTAAACTACAGAAATGCTTTCTTCTTGGCTTACTTTCAACAGTAAAGTCATGGTCTGGAAAACGTTTCTGTAGTTTGTTTACAATTTTATCTAATTTAAATGATATAGGCTCTAATCCATCTGACATTAGCTAACCTTATCATTCCAATTAGTAATAATTACACTAGCTTGTGAACCTGTTAGGTTTCCATCTCCGTAAAGTTCTTTAAGTTCTTTAACACTATCTGCGTCAAGTTTATCTTGTGCTTTTCTCATAATGTCATTAACCCATTTCATTTGACCCTCACTAGCAGGATTATCTCCTCCAAAATTGCTCATTTCATCACCCCCTTGTGTCTTTTCCTCTGTATCAAATACTTTTTCTACATTATTAATATTACCTGTAGATTCTTCATACTTCTTCTCAAACTCATCAAGGAATTTATCCATCATACTGTTAGACCATTTCTCAACATCTTCCATAAAATCGTCCTCAGATACAAGCCTCGCATAGACACTTGCCTGGATTTCCTTGCGTTGTGTTTCATCAGAACATATTTCCTCCATAACATGTTTCATTTGCTCTGCATTTTTATTGTTTTTAGTTGTATTTGTCTTAGGTTCTGACACCATCTCATCAGCAACTTTTTCCATTGCAGCTTTATCTTCTGCAGTAGGTTGATTCTCTTTCTTACGCATATCAACTTTTTCTACTTTGACTTTATCGTCTTTAAATTTCTGAGTCTTAGTCATTTCCTGCATAGATGGTCGCTTCTTACCACTACCTTGATACATCCAATTAGCTAATGCTCTACCTATTGCTGACGTTTCGCAGTTCTCTACCCATGAAGTATTATTTACATAAGCATTACCTTGTCCTTTGGTTTCCTCTGCTATACCTGTCGCTACAGGGTTTACGTCATCTATATCTTTATAAACTGACGCTTTAATAACAATAACTTGTGCATTTTCTGACGTATAGGTTGGTTCTGTTTCAATTCTTCCGTTTGGATTATCTTTCCAAAACTTAACTAACCTATCCTCTACGTTTTCGTACTCGTCTTGCCATCCCATTTACATGTCCTTTCTTTTTTTGTCTCTATTTCTGAAGAAATCCTCTTCAGTAGTCATTGGCATTCCATCCCAATCACATATCGGCTCGTAGTATTCTTTTGACCTACGAATTTCTATTTTATAAATCGTTCCAAATAAATCAAAACGAAACTTTTTAGGTGTCTTACTTATTGTTGTCCAAGGCATTTTCCTCCTCCAATATTTTATAAACACGCTGTCTTGTTACATTATATATTTTTGCTATGACAGTAACTTTTACACCTCTTTGTCGTAGTTCCAACATATGTTCTTTTCTTGCTTTAATCATTATTAGCTTCTGCTCTTTAGCATATTCTAAATGTTCTGTAATTTGTGTTGCTTTTAGCTCATCATCATTCAACTAAATCCCTCATACTTTCTCTCTCTTTTGCTGTTGCTATAAGCTCATATGCACACGAGTTATTCGGTAAATCATGTGATAATATGTCATGCCCATCAGCTCTTAATTGGTGGATTGCTCCACTTATTCTTGGTATTCCATATTCATATATGAAAGTCATTGCGTGTATGTCTTTGTTTGGAGATAATCTTGCAACCTCTAACATCCATAACACTTTTGCTTTCTGACTTTTTAATTTTGGAATAGGTTTGTCCTGGAAAAACTCAAATAATTCCATTACTTACTTTCCTTAATTTGTATAGATTTAATTTGGTCTTTAGCAGATTGTATTATCTCCTCTAGTTCATCTACACAAGTAAGTTCCTCAATATATCTAAATACATTACTAAACATTATTCTTTCTCCTCTCTTTCTTATTTTCTGTATCTTTTATATAATCTTTTGGCGAAAGACTAAAGTTATTTGCAGCTATCTCTTTTAATGTTACGGTTTTATATTTAGGTAGTTCGCTCATACTTTCTCCTCTATCCATAAAAATAATTTAATAAATAACTTATCTAAATACTTATTATATTTTTTTGAATATATTTTCTCTAATAAAAAGTTTCTTAACTTTAATATTGCTACTTCCATTATTTATTGCTCTCTTTCTTAACACCATACAACATCATCTATGTGGAAGTAGTCATAATTATTTTCTACACCACAATCATCACATGGCTCACCCTCAATGTAGATTAAGCGAACACCACGACCTAACATACCTGCACCGCATAAGGTACAACCATTAACTTCGTGTCGTTCCTCAAATTCTGTGCTTTGACTGTGTGGCGTTGCAACTCCGTCTAAATCACATGGAAAGCAATGCCCACAATTAGCACATATTGGATGATTTTTACCTCTATATTTAGGTTTTTTATTTTTAGATTCAATTTGTTTAATTGTCATTTCATATCCTCCTCGCACTCACAACAGTAAATGCTTCCTAATTGTATTTCTTTAGATTGTAAGCATAAAGCACAAGTTGGAAGTTCATAATTGTCCAATGTAACCATTTTCCAATCAAATCCATCCCAACTTGCTATGAATCCAGGAATACCCATTATGTGAGTACTCCTGTTTCATTTACATATCTTTTGACTGCTCTAGCAATTCGTTTTGCTCCAATCTCATTTGGCTCAATCTCGTTGTAATAACATTTTGGCGACATTACTTCTCTAATGTCCAATACATCATAAGATGATTTATATAAACGTGAGTTTTTATCTCTAGCTATTCTTGATATTCTGTCGTTCCACATACTTACAATAGCTTTCGCTGTGTAATCCATTCCGTAGAATCGTTGTGGATTGTATGCTAGGTTACCCTCGTAACAAGTCATCAAGAGATAAGTAGCTCGTGTTTTAAATTGTTGAAGCATAGTTTCGTATGCATTAGACAATTTATCTAACTCACTGAGTAATAAACCATTTAACAAGTTTGTGTCATCAATTTCTTTAACCATTGATATAAGTTTCAATAAGTCGTTTCCGCCTACACTAACTACAACTAATTTAGATTTGTCGTTTATCTGATTTGCTTTTTCAATGCAATCATATATTGTATCGCCATCTCTAGATTGGTCGTTTATCATACTCATGTATGTTTCGTTGGCGTAAGATTCTGCGAAATAGTCCACAGTTCCTTTGCCTGTTCTAGTGTAGGATTTACAATCAATAACACTATCGCCAATGAATGTGATTTCTGCTCGTTCATTAATGTTCTTTCTGTTCAAGCTAGTCTGAATAGTATTTCCATAAAACTGTTCGTCCTGGCTTGAGCTTTGCCCATCAATAAACCAATCATCTGGCATATCGTGTATTTTGGTCATATTTCCTTTCTTTTTGACAATCTATATTAACATATTTATATATTTATAGGAAGTTTTCTTTCTCTTTCTCGCTATATTTCTTTTGTTTTGGTGGTCTGGGTCGCCAGGTCCTGCAGCTTCCTGGTTGATTTGTGGGATTATAAGCAAGAAAGATTAGCTTTCGGTCATATTCTCAACAGGGCTGTAATGAATATTCCTACTCGCTAATCTATCTCTAACTTTTAAATACTTATTACTCCTATTCAAACAGAAAAGTAACTTGTATTTATTAGCATGTTTCTAACTATACTATTCCTAGAATCTATGCAAACAGTTGTTTACATTATATTTTATATCTAGTATTCTTAATAGTAAGTTATGAAAGGTTAATTATGGCTATTGTAAAAGATAATTTATTAATGCCTGGACTGAGAGAAGTTGCAGATGATAAAGCCTCTAATTATTTTAGAGACGCTTTATTTAATGATTGGTGGATTGAGCCTTGTAATGGATGTGGAAAACATATCCCTCAAACAGAAGCTCTTAACCCTGTTACTGATTACAGTTCTTTTGAATGCAATATAACATCTTATTATTGTGATGATTGCTTTGAAATTTGGAAATACTAAAGAAAGGTAGCTAATGTGCAGTATTTGTGGCAAAAGATTGCGAGAAGTTGATGATAGACACAACGCTCAACC